CTGGAAACACCGAATAGCGTACGCAATATCGTGGCAGCGTACTGTTTAGTGGAGCCTATCCTATTCTCTATGTGCGGAACTGATCGAGAGGAGAACATATACTGCATACCATTCTACCGAGCTAACCGTCCGCTCAAGCAGCTAAGCCGTGCACTGCGTGGATACGGTGGGTGGAATAACTTTCAGAAGTACAGCGCACTCAACTTAGGGGCTATTCAGAAGTTCGGAACGCTGGAGTTCCGTCACGCACCTCTTTGGGACAACGTAGGACAAGCAAGACTGTGGCTATCTGTCATTGACGAGCTTATGCACAACTCACGAGACATATCTCCAGAAGACCTAATGCGTAAGTTGAGTACGAGGAGTGTCGATAGTGTGGTGCGAAGCCTCATTCCAAGCCTGTTCAATGCGACTCCCGTACTCACTAATCTGTCGTCTGTGTTGGATGTTGAGTGGTTGCTTGAGTACGACATCCCCACTTCTATAGCTATTCTTCTAGGCAATACTCCAGCGCCATCACCAGACACGTTCAAGTGGCGCTTCGGCAATTTGCATCAGAAAGTTAGTGCGGCTCCGGCACGAGCTGATAGCCCAGTTGACTTTCGGGAGCTTTTGAATGCGTTCCGTAGGCCGCAAGAGGATACGGCCACTTTCACGCCAGTTCAGGAGTACGATGAGGGGTATAATGAAGAGTACATTGAGTACAATGACGAAGAGTACGATAACGATGAATCTACTGAGGAGGACGAGTTTTAATGTGCGGAATATTTGGAGTGATTACTACATCAGCTATGCACCCAGCAGATAAGCGAAGCTTCTTGGAACAAGCTATGTTTGCGGGCACGTTGCGCGGCAGAGACGGCACTGGGATATTTGGTGTAATGCGACCGCCGTACACGTCGAGTGCGGAGCGGCACTCAGTTGCTGTGCCAAAGGCTAGTTGGGCACGTATGGCCGCGCCCGGCCCTGCGTTTCTAGCCGATGCGGCAGCCAAGGGCTTCATGAGCACAGTGCCAAGTTTGTTTGCTGCGGTTGGGCATAATAGGGCAGCAACTAAAGGCCGGGCTACGACAGATAACACGCACCCGTTCATATCTGGAGCTATCACACTTGTTCACAATGGAACAATACATAATCACAACAAGCTTTCGTCCAAGTCTGCTGAAGTGGACAGTCACTACATAGCTCACGCACTGGATGAGGGCACGCCAGAGGATGTTATCAAGGAGATTGAGGGAGCGTTTGCTCTGGTGTGGTACGACTCTAGGAGTGGGTACATCAATCTGATACGCAATAGTGAGCGGCCGTTGCACCTTGGGGTATCTCGTGTCAGCAACACCCTGTACATCGCCTCTGAGTTTGAAATGCTGCGATGGTTGGCATCTCGAATTCGCATTACCATTGACACGTATTTTCAGCCTGATCCCGGCGTACTCATGCGCTGGCACCACGCAGCAAGTACTATTACCCCGGAGATGACCAAACTTGAACTTAAGCGTCGTACATACAACACGACTTACAGTGGCGCAACTTCGGCGTATGCTCAGTGGGCCCATGCCTATGACGACGCATACGGATCTTACTGTGATGATGATAGCGCAGACTACAGGCCGGGACGGCAACCCATCGAGCGTCCAGCGGTGATTACACCACCCAGCGCGCAACCTACTACAGAGGTAACGCCGACTACTGCACCAGAGCAGCGCCAAAAGAAGATACCTGATAGTATGCTGGAGTTGTTAATGGATTGGTCGCTCACTCCCGATGATCGAATGTTGTTCGTACCAATGCAAGTGCACTCTACTAGGAGAAACGGGCGCACTATAGCTCGCTTGACCGGGGAGTTAGGGTGCGCACAAGTAGAGGCTTCTTTGCACGGACTGGATAGCACTCTGTTAGGTTTGGCCAAGGCTGAGCCGGGACAGTGGGTAGTCAAGGACCACGTGTGGGAGGTCGCCCCAATAGGCGTGCGGGTACTTGATGATACAAAGGTCGAGGTCATATGTCGCCTAATATCGACTAAGGTGCCGGATGACTTTGTTCCGACATATGAGCATGGGGAGGAGGCTTTGTGGCTATATGAGGGGGAGGACATTGATGCCAGCGGTGTAGATACCGATGATGCTGATGATGCCGCGTACGACGTGGCTAGTGTGCAGATAGGGGGGCCGCGTTGCACAAGCGCAACAGAGTTAGTTGACAGTATATCGACAGAGAATAGACAGAAGGCGTATGTCGGGGTCGATGGCTTCGTTTATCCGGGACTGTATAACACAAAGGTATCAGCACAGAGATTCCTTGACCTGACTAAGGGTGGGTGCTATGACTGTGGGCAACCTATCACGTTTGCTATGGCTAACGCTGTATCATATCGGATGATAGGAAATGAGTACGCAGCTAATTGCGGATGTTGTGAAACTATGGAGGTGCCTAATGCGAGGGCGGTTGTACGCGTATAACTACTTCAGTGACAGTGCTAGAAAGCTAAGTCGTGGGCTTAGGATTAAGCGATTGCGAGCACCAGAGGAGTCGTCCTATGTGCCTAGGGGCAGTGATGCCATCGTAAATTGGGGCTCGTCTGCCCTGCCGGAGTCGTGGGCAATGCGGTGCGGGTACGTGCTGAACGCTCCAAGTGCTGTGAAACTTGCCAGTAACAAGCTCAAGGCGTTCGAGCTGCTTAATTCCGCGGGCATAAAAATTCCAAAATATACTTTGGACGTTAATGTTGCCCGAAAGTGGGCACGAAAACGTATAGTTTTTGGCCGGCGACTACTCCGTTCCAGTTCAGGACGTGGAATTGAGATCTATAAACGACCAGAAGATGTCAGGGAGGGGCTTCCGCTTTATGTTCGCTATGTGCCTAAGAAGGACGAGTACCGTGTACACGTCATGCAAGGACGTGTCATCGATGTGCAGAAAAAGATGCGAAGATCTGGTGAATTTTTGGGTGACCCCGAGACTCGCAATATGGTGCGTAACTATGATAACGGGTGGGTATTTGGTCGTGCTGGGATCGCTCCTCCACGCGATGTCTTAGACCAGTCCATAGCAGCAGTGGCTGCACTTGGGCTAGACTTCGGCGCAGTAGACGTTGGATGGACGGAGAACATCCAGCAAGCGACTGTGTACGAGGTGAACACCGCACCGGGCCTTACTGGAACGACTCTGAGTACCTATATTCGGGAATTTGGGGCTGAAATGTACCGTCGAGCATCACGAGGATATTGACATATGACACTAGATTCTAAGCAGCTATGGGCGTGCCACGATGCAGCGTTGGCTGTTTCCACGGGGATTCTTCCAGAAAGGGCGGATGCTCAGGATGTAGCCCAAGAAGTTTTGGTAAAAGTGTGGCAAAGATACCACGATTTTACTGGTTCTGATGACGAACTGCTGCGAATAGCTCGTCGAATGGCCACAAATGCGAGTGTTGACGTACTCCGCCGCATTAGCCGGGACATTGGCAGGCACCTAGAGTTGGAGGTTACGGATGCGGGGGACGAGTTGTTAGTTGAGTACTCGGTAGGCACTTCGTTGGATTCTCCGGAAGACATCCTAGCTGCAGAGCAGCAGAAAGCGGCTATAATGCAAGCGGTAAACGACCTTGCACCGCAGCAGGTGGCGGTGTACTTCATGCACGCCAACGGAGCAAGTTTCTCGGAGATAGCTACACGTTTGGGGGTAAGTGAGGATAATTCCCGGCAGTTGCTGTCACGAGCAATAGCTAAACTCAGGATGGTTGCTGAGAATTATTAAGTTTTCATTAAGAATTCTTAATGTCACAAAGGTAACTATAAAACGTTATATTAATACACGGTATAGTATTTATTATATAATATATTATTAATATAATATATATTATTATATATATATATATAATATATTATAATATTAATAATACACGGAGGATACGGACATGACTAGCGTAAGCAAAGCCAGAGCAATGCTCCCGCTCCTGAACATCCCGATAGGAGCAACTGTCACCGCCGAGTGCCCGAACTGCGGTGAAAAGAAATTCAGCGTTACCAACAGGGATGGTTCCGGGTATTTGTATAATTGCTTTAGAGCTTCCTGCGGGTGTAGGGGCTACATACCCCTAGGTGGAAAGAGTTTGTTCGCCACAGACGCTCCTATTGCGCCTCGTGAGGAATCTAGACCATACTCCGGACCACTGTACGCACCAAATCCCGAAGATCTTGTTTTGCTGAATGCTGTGTATGGGTTTACACCGGAGCACGTTAGTCGATCCGGGGTACGGTTTACGATAGACGGTAACGCGGCGTATCCGATCTACGCCAATGACAGGACTGTGAAGGGGACGCACTTGCGGTATCGGAAGTTTAGCCCCGGTCGTGCAAAGGCGTACACCCACATGAACTCACAGACTGTAACGAAGAGTTCGTGGTATACGAGTCCTGCGGGGTGCCCGTCCCTGATGATCGTGGAGGATATCCCTAGTGCTGTGCGGGCCTCGCATTACATGGATACTATGGCGCTTTTGGGAACGTCGTTAGATCCACGAGACATTCCGCTAATCGCGGCGAAGTACACGGAAGTGTTCGTAGCTCTTGACCCTGATGCCGACGAGGCTGCGTTGCGCGTTCGGAACTGGCTTGCTGGATGGGTGGACTGGCTTTATGTCATGAAGCTGCCCCGTGACATCAAGGATATGCGAGAGGAGGAATTGGGTGACTACATGGCGAGCTTTGAAGTATGAGCGAACGTTCGGTACTGGTAGCGTGCATCAAGTCTCGGGAAGCGTGGGATAGCGTAAACAAAGCTGATGCTGGGGATGACTTCAGTGAGCAAGGGAGGGTGGTGCTCGATGCTGTAACTGCGTACTACACGAATGACGAGACCGCAAAGTCTGTGGATGGTGAACTGCTTGCCAATAGCGTAGCCCGGCAGTACACCAACCCCAAGCACAAAAAGCTGTTCACTGAACTGGTAGCGGGACTGACTTCCGAGGAGGCCAATGTCTCCGCACCGAACGTGATAACGGACCTCATGGCCATGCGTCGTGAGGTGGCTGGGAACAAACTTGCGAGTGCCCTCTTGGGAGGTAGGGCTGCGGAGATAACTAACTTACTTGCTGATTACCAACGATGGTCACTGGCTGCCGAAACGTCCAATGCGGACGCCATCACCAAGCTCGTCCCGGTAATGCGGGGCGCTGACTTGTCTGAGCTGGTAGCGAAAGAGAAGGAGGAAGGGCTCATTCCCATTCTTCCCAAGGCGCTAAATGACCATCTACGAGGGGGACTACGCCGCGGCCATCACGTCATAGTGTTTGCGCAACCTGAAATAGGCAAGACCATGTTCGTAATTAACGCGGTGTCTGGATTCCTACGGGCTGGACTTACCGTACTGTACATCGGCAATGAGGAGCCCGTTGAGGACTTGATTATGCGTACGGTTGGGCGACTTTCTGGTATGACCATTGCCGAAATAGAAGCAGATCCGGCACGGGCGGAACAACTGGCTAGGGAACGGGGGTATGATAACATCATATTCGCCCCTCTGAGTCCCGGTCAGCCGCCCGTGATAGAGGCGCTGGTTCGGGAGTACAAGCCCGACGTTGTTGTGCTCGATCAGCTACGAAATCTCGACCTAGGAGAGCAGAACTATACGGTTAAGCTGGAGAAGGCAGCCACTGCTGCGCGTAACATTGCCAAGCGATACCGGGTAGTTGTCCTGTCTGTGACGCAAGCTGGCGATAGTGCGTCGAACAAGGATGTGTTGGACAAGGGGGATGTTGACTACAGCAATACGGGCATCCCAGCCCAAGCTGACGTGATGATAGGCATTGGGGCTAGTGTGCAAAGTCTTGAGGCTAATAGGAGAGTGCTTACATTGTGCAAGAACAAGAGGAGTGGCAGCCATGCGATAATTCCGGTAACTGTGGAAGTAGCGTATAACCGAATACAGGGAGCATAAAATGGAATTCGTAAAGTTTCCCAAGTTGGCCCGACTGTTTCGTGAGGTAGTAATTACGGAGAAGATTGACGGCACTAATGCGGCTATTGTGTGGTCCTATGACGATCCCGATGCGAACACCGTAGCTACTACAATTACGGCAACTGGGCCAATGCACATGTGGTGCCAGTCTCGTAAAAACTTTATCACTCCCGAACGAGATAACTTTGGGTTTGCGGCGTGGTGTCGTGACTACGCTGATGAGCTGGGCGCGTTGGGGGTAGGCAGACACTTCGGAGAGTGGTGGGGCGCTGGAATTCAGCGTAACTATGGTCGTATAGACCGCAAGTTCAGTCTGTTTAACGTGCTTCGTTGGGACGACGGGTCCGTCCCTCCAGTATGTGGCGTTGTTCCTACGATCTATAGAGGCTTGTTCAGCACTGAGGCAGTCGTTGATTGCTTGGTCAATTTACGTTATGGTGGGAGTTACGCAAGTCCCGGGTTCATGCGCCCGGAGGGCCTTATAGTGCACCACAACGCCGCGTCAATAGGATTCAAGGTATCCCTAGATAACGATGATAAGCATAAAGAGGAGGTGCTGAAGCCATGATGACTGAAGCAGAAGCGAAGACTAAGTGGTGCCCAGCAGCGCAGGAACTGGACAGGGTGGCTAACTGTCTCGCCTCCGGCTGCATCGTCGTCCGGGTACGGATAACGACTGATCTTGGAGAGGCCGGGGAATGATCGACACATCAATGAAGGTGCGGGCCATCACCATCGAAGGCGAAAACGTGATTCTCCCCGCTGCTCAGTTCGATTGGTTGTCTGAGCAAGCACGCCGCGTGGCGGTGCTGGAGAACGTCGCCGCACGAGCGCGGGCAGTCATTTCTTGGGATTGGAGCGACAACGACGAGGAGCCAGTTGCGGATATTTGTGCGCTGGCTGACGCTCTAAAGAGCGTGACGCCATGAAAGTGGAAATCGAAATCAGCGAGGAAGCCGTCAACGCGGCGCTCAAGGATCAGATCGACGCAGCGATCCGTATAGCTACAGGGGCATACCAACTCACTGAGCGAGTACGCCGGACAGTTGATGCCGCTATAGGCAACCGCCTCGACGACCTGATCCGGGCACAGATCGCCGACACACCTGCCATCGAGGAAACCGTGCGGAAGCAGATCGAGCGCAGCCTGAAGTCGAAGTTGAACAAGCTGCTGTATGAAGGAGAGAAGTCATGACCGACAAGATCATCATGGCTGAAAGCCCGGAAGCTGCTGAGTACCGAACTGGGCTGAGTGGGTGGGTGTCGCGTGGGCAGTATTTCGGGGACGGGCCACAGGCTGAAGCAGCCGCCCGCTACCACGGCTGCACGCACTACGTCTGCAAGTATTGCTCTGCGCCCGCCCCGAAGCCCTACACGGCTTGCGAAGACTGCCGCGCACGAAAGGAGCAGGAGAAGTTCAATGCGATGCCTCGTGCAGACTGGGACGGCGTGGCGTGGTTGTACTCCGAGGCGATGGACAAATATTACTCATGCCCAGAAGACGCAGAAGACGGCAGACCGGATGAGCTGGCGTTCGCGGATCTCCGATTGGTGCTCTGCACGCCAAACCATGTCAGACAGCTTGATTCAGAGCACTGCTGCGACGAGTTGCCGGAGGACGAATACGAGGTGCCACCAGAAGTCCAGGCGGCAATGGATGCGTTTAATGCTGCCGTCGCCGGGGTTGTGCTGTCGTGGTCGCCAGGCAAGTTTGCGCTGAGAACTGGCGAGGATACCGGGCCATGACCGACCTAATCACCCGTGCCCGGAAGGAGTGGGTTACGCCGTTCCCCTACGCCTATGTCAACACTGAAGTCGTCGCCGCGCTGCTGGAGATTGTGAGTCCGTTGGAGGCTAGGACGTATTGCACCTTCTGCACTGCTGACCAGTACATGCACCGACGCCCACATAATGAATACTGCCCAATCGGCATAGCCGAAGCCGCCATCACCCGCGCACTGGAGGGGAAATGAGCAACCTTACTGAAGTTGTAAATGCACAAGCTGAGGAAATGGTCAGGATGCGGAAGCTGACTCGTGAACTGTCAACGGAAAACGAGCGACTGCGAAAAGCCCTTCAGGAAATTGATCGCTTCGGTCACAACGAGGGACACGGGCGAGGATACACCTGCGCGAACATGGCGACAGCAGCACTGGAGGGGAAATGTTAAGCATTCAAGTATCTATTAACGGGATTCCAATTATTGTAGCTAACGCGTATCGTGACATGAGTACATCTATGGACCCAAGTGCGTATATGTACCGATACTCGGCAGCGTGCATGAGTACAGAAGTTGAGCAAAGCCCTCGTACGTATACAGGGGCAGTAGAGCACGCCTACGACAACGGGCTAGAGGCGCTTACCCAGATAATTATGAAGGATATTGTGCGCAAAAAGGGAAAGAATAATGCCACTAACTCTCGACGGGCTTCCTAAGTACCTGACCAACCCAGATCCCAGTATCTATCTTAACGGGTCGTGGGTTGCACTTGACTTTGAGACGACCAACCACAATAAGGGAACCGCGTTAGACCCTACTAACAAGATCGTCTTTGCTCATTGGAGGACTAGCGAGGGTGGAGTCAACTCCAGATTTGCTGGGGAGTTCCAGCTCAACGATCTAGTGCAAGACATCAACAATGCCGACTTTCTGATCGCCCACAATGCCAAGTTTGAGTTGCATTGGCTGAAGCGGTGCGGACTAGATTTGCACAACGTCCTTGTGTACGATACGATGCTTGCTGAGTACGTCATTGGGGGTAACAGGTGGCAGTTTGGGGAGCTTGCCCTAGACGCCGTAGCTAAGCGGCGGTGGAATAAAGGCAAGGACTCGTTAGTGTCCAAGATGATTAAGGCTGGGGTTAACCCGGAGACTCTTCCCCGCTCTTGGGTAGCCAAGTACTGCGAACGTGACGTAGAACTTACTGTAGAGCTTGCTCAGGCCCAGTTGCAGGCGTTTCGCAGCGAGAGCCCAAGGCTTCTGCCTATTGTGTACTCTCGGTGCTTGCTCACTCCTGTCCTTGCTGATATCGAAGCCAATGGGATGATGCTGGACAAAGCGGCTGTGCAAGCTGAGTACAACACTGCCTCGGTTGCGTTAGCCGAACTGACCAAAGAGCTTGATGCTATTACTGGGGGGATTAACTTTAATAGCCCAAAACAACTTGCCCAGTATATGTACGACACACTCGGCATTCCAGAACTGTCAAAGTACGGAAAGCCACGCCGCACCCCAGCAGGGGGTAGGCTGACTGACGCGCCTACAATCCTGAGCCTTCGCCCAAGCACCGCAGCTCAGCGCAAGTTTCTCGATCTCTATCGACAAGCCAAAGCCGTAGGGCACGACGTGGGGTTCTACCTCAAGAAATTTGTGGAGTGCTGCAAAGGCTCGGACAAGGGTGTGCTTTATGCTTCATTCAACCAGAGCAATACAAGGACGCACAGGCTATCCTCCTCTGGCCTTCGATACAAGGTGCAGCTACACAACCTGCAACGTAGATATAAGCCTCTGTTCAAGAGTCGCAAGGAGGGCTGGTTGATAGGGGAAGCGGACGAGGCCCAACTGGAGTTCCGTGCTGCGGTGCACTTGGGGCGGGATAAAGCGGGGTTGGATGACATCCTTAATCGGGTAGATGTGCATACGTCCACTGCCGACATCATCAAGTGCGACCGACAAACGGCCAAGTCTCACACGTTCAAGCCCCTGTACGGTGGCCGCAAGGGCACCAAAGCGGAGATGGAATACTACGAGTACTTCCGAAAGCGGTACTCGGGCATAACTGATACCCAGAACTCGTGGATAAACGCTGTACTGCGGGACGGCAAACTGGAGACTGAGTACGGTCTTGTGTTCTATTGGCCCGGGACTAGGATGGACAGCTCCGGGTACATCAATAATACGACCTCGATATGTAACTATCCTGTGCAAGGTTTCGCTACCGGAGAGATTGTGCCACTGGCGGTCGTGTGGCTATGGCATCGGATACACGCCATGGGCTACCAGATGTACCTGATTAACAGCATCCACGATAGTATCATCGTAGAGCTGCCTGAGAGCGAGCTAGAGGCGTTCCACGAGTTAGCGCAGCAGTGCCTCGTCTTGGACGTGTATAACGCTGTAAAGGCAATATACGGCATCTCATTGACAATCCCGCTAGGGTGCGGGGTTATGAGCGGCACTCACTGGGGGGCCAAGAACGAGACCAAGTACGAACTGGATATGAAGACGATGGAGGTAATCAAAGTGAATTAATTTGTCACAAAGTGGAGTTTCAAACGTTTATATAATACAAGTGCCAAGTTTTGTAACCTGATAATATGAGGATAAATTATGACCCAAGGTGTAGTCCAGAAAGTATCGACTAAGTTGTGGGATGGCCCACGAGGGCAGGCCACGTTGTACTCGTTCCAAGTCGAGGGCAACCGAGCGTGGTTCCGTACTGGTCAGAAGAACCCGGCGAGCTTTGGTATCTCTGAGGGCAAGGTAGTCAAGTTCAACTCGGACGAGAAGGGCAACGTTGACTTTGGTTCGATTGAGGTGCTGGAGGACGCTGCACCACGTCGTGCTCCGTCTCCGAGTAGCTCCGTGCCGGTAGCCTCGTCTAGGGACTCATACTGGGAGGCCAAGGAAGCTAGGGACGTTGCCAAGGATAATCGCTACCAGCAGGTAGACATTCCACGAATGACCTACTCAAGCGCACAGGACGTTGCTGTAAAGGTCGTGGAGCTGGCTATTGCGCACGGGGGCCTTACCCTGCCTACCAAGAAGAACGCCGTGCTGGACGCGATTGTGGGCGCTGTGGAGGCCGTGACACTGACTTTGGCTAAGGGCCGTATGCAAGCCCCGGAAGCCATTCTTGCAGCGTTGTCTGAGGAGGGGAGCAGTGCAGCAACTAACGCGGATGCTGGTGGTGATCCGGACGAGTATTGATAGGAGGTAACGCGCTGTGCATGTGTGGGTAGATGGTGACATTATAGTTTTCCGTGCTGGATTTGCTGCGGAAAAAACGGCCTATTACCTGAAGTCGATGGCGGGCGAACCGCTACGCTTCCAGTACAAAAAGGAGGCTATGGAGTACATCACTGCCCACAGGCTTGATCCAGCATTGCTTGAATCGTATCGGGAAGTCGAGCCTTTGGCAAATGCACTTCATTCGACTAAGCTGACGATTTACGCGATGCTGGAGTCTTTACACGTCAATAAAGACGAGATAACGATATGCCTTTCCGGACCAGATAACTTCCGCTACCACGTAGCAAAGACGAAAGAGTACAAAGGCAATCGTGATAAGGCGCACCGCCCAACGCACGAGCGGGCCATCAAGGACTACTTGATGTCGAGCTACAATCACGCCGTCAGTGACGGAGAGGAGGCTGATGACTACATTGGAATAAACCACTACAAGCTGTGGCTACGTGATCCGGAGTCCTCTATCATAGCGTCCTTGGATAAGGATCTCAATATGATTCCCGGAATGCACTACAACTTCCATAAGAACACGTCGTACTACGTAGATCCAGAGGATGCTGACCACACGTTCTGGTGCCAGTTGTTGACTGGTGATGCCACAGACAACATCCCCGGTATCCCGGGGGTGGGGCCTGCTGGAGCTGCCAAGAAGCTCTCTGGGTGCACTACCGAGGCTGAGTACGCTGAGGCGTGCAGTAGGGCGTACGAAGCTTACTATGGAGACGAGTGGCGCGAGGTGATGACTGAGATGGGGCGCTTGATCTGGATACGACGGGAGCCCGACCAATGGTGGGAGATACCAAAGTATGATTAGCACTTATCTCGCAGTAGCTGGTGCCAACTTTCTGTTCATATTCCTGAAAGCGTATCAGCAGCGTAACGTGGCGTTCGACAACTACGGTATGGTTATACCAACGAGCTTTGGACTTGCCTTGACTGAGGTATACGTGATCGCCAAAGTCGCCGCTCTGGGGTTTACGTTGCCCTTAGCGCTGACGATAGGCGCTGCGGCGGGAAGCGGAGCCCTTTGTGCTATGCTGCTGCACAAGAGGTATCACACTAAGCCTACAACCACTGACACAGGAGACTTTGAATGGGACGAAGACCTGCTCGACTGGAGGCCAAGAAAGCAGGCTTCCGTTCCGGCTTTGAGAAGTATGTTTACGAAGATGCACTTCAGAAAGGAACCAAACTTAGCTACGAACCACCAGAGGAGAAGTTGAGATGGCAACCAAAGGCGAGATGGTATCTCCCAGATTTCCGTATTCCGGGTACGAGGATATTAGTGGAATGCAAGGGGCGCTTCACATCGGACGACCGGACCAAGATTCTTGCGGTCAAGGAACAGAATCCGGAGGTAGATCTCCGCATAGTCCTACAGAGGGACAATCGACTAAGTCCTGTGTCCAACACGACCTATTCGATGTGGTGTCGCCAACACGAGATTCCGTTCGCAATGGGGAAGATACCAAAGGAATGGCTGCAAACAAGTACAACATCGGGGACATAGCGTCTGCGGAGTGGGGTAGTGGTGCACGTGCTAACGCTAACAAGACGCGCATGGATCTTGTGCCTTTGCATCTGCTGGCTAGTTGTGCGGACGTATTTGAGTACGGAGCCAACAAGTACGCTACATGGAACTGGGCGAAAGGTATGCCGTGGTCGGTGCCGTACGGATGCATGTTGCGCCACCTGTCAGCGTGGTACATGGGGGAGGACATTGATCCGGAATCTGGCAAGCCGCATCTGGGGCACGTGATGGCCAACTTGCTAATGCTGGAGCACTACACCAAGGCGTATAAGCAAGGGGACGATAGACCGGCACGGTGGTTCTTCGTAGAAAGGGAGAGTAGTTGATGAAGGTACTTGTGTGCGGAGGTAGGGACTACACGGACGAGGCCCGCGTGTTCAGTGCATTGGATGACGTTGCTCTAGAGAACTCCCCCAATGTTACCTGTATCATTCACGGCAACTCTACAGGCGCACATAGTCTGGCAGGTAAGTGGGCTAGGCTGCGGGGCGTGCAAGAGATCATGTGCCCCGCTAACTGGGATAAGTTGGGCAAATACGCTGGAATAGCTCGGAACGAGAGGATGCTGGAGTTGGGGATAGATCTTGTTGTGGCGTTTCCGGGAGGAAGAGGGACGGCTGATATGGTGAGGCGGGCCAACTGGGATGGAGTGCCCGTGCGCTTTATTGGAGGCGCCGCGGCTCACCCGGACTTCTTGTTCCATGAATAAGCTTCTAAAGTCAGGTGATCTGACACTGGTAGTTGGGGATGTGCATGTATCTGCTGGGCAAGATCTGAGCCGCGCCAAGCTGCTTGGTATGGCTATTGATGATCTTCGCCCAAAGCGGGTAGTGTTCATTGGGGATCTTATGACGTTTGATTCCTTGTCAGCGTGGGACAAGGACAAGCGGAAGAAGATGGAGGGGCGGCGCTACCAGAAGGACATCGACGCAGGAAAGCGATTCTTGCAGCTCATGGACGACAACGGTGGACATCGATGCAAAGATTACATCCTGACCGAGGGCAACCACGAGGAGCGGCTGTGGCGCTACTTGGACCTACAGCCCCTGTTTGATGGAGCGGTTGACTATCGTAAGGATCTAGATATCGAGCATTGGACGCACGTGCCGTATAAGGAGCACTTCAACTATAAGGGGGTACATTTCACCCATGTTCCAATTAATGAGTCTGGAAAACCTGTTGGTGGGGTTAACGCTTGTAATCGCAGTCTCGCAATTTATCAGCATAGCGTTGTATTCGGACATACTCATAAGCTTGCGTCGGTGGCCGTACATAGGCACGGGTCTGCTCACCTCAATCAAGCGCTCAATGTGGGTTGCTTCTTTGAGCACATTGATGACTACGCTTTGGGTAGTATTACGTCTTACTGGCGCGGTATAGTGCTGCTCGACCACTACAAGGTTGGTAGGTTTAACTGGTCCCCCATCTCACTAGGCAAGCTTCGTAAATTACTCAAATAAAAAGAGGGCAAGGTAGGATGCACCCAAAACTAGCGGAACGAGTGATCGGCATACTGCGGGACAAGAAGCTGAAGGAGGGCACACCCGCGGCTACTGAGTACGTCAAGCGTGTGTGTCACGGGGCTGACCCAGACGTGTGGGACATACTCCGGGCAGCGCAAGCCAAGGCAGCCGGATGGAACATGGAGCCAGATAAGCCATGAGTCTGAAAGTGTTTGATTACTACTGTGGGGAGTGTTCCGAGACGTTTGAACTGTGGATACGTGAGGAAACCGAGACTCCCCAGTGTCCGCAGTGTGGGAGTTGTCACGTTACCAAGATCTTTACGAAAGCCCCGCCACGATACAAGGCGGCAAGTCCGTATGACAGGCTGGACACCTTCCACGATTACCTGACCGAGCCTATCCGGAGTGTAGTTCCTAAAAACTACAAGAGCAAGAAATGATTAACCTACGAGGGTGGTTCCTGTTCTCAGTTCTGGTATGGCTACTGCTACAGCCTGTTTAGAAAAGGAAACGCCCCCTTTACGGGGGCGTCATATTAGGGATACTATCCTCTAGCTATACTATTTTTTCTTCTTCGTCTTCCTAGGGCCGTTCCTGCGCTCTGGGCCACCTACGTTCCCCGCCGTCTTAGGCGCTGGATCGTACCCGGGGCTGGCCTCCCCTGCCGGGCCTCTGTTCAACTGACTGGTTGTTACTTTTTTGCGGTTGATGATACCGCGCTTTGGATTGCTGGGCATCTGATTACTTCCTTTTCTTGGCCATTACTTGGATACTCCTTTAGAGCTTGTGAGGTACATGAGAGTGCGGTCTCCGAACAGGTAGAACATAGCCGATGATGCTAGGTTGGCCACCAGATCCAACGTGCCTTGCGCAACATCAGAATCCATCACACATGCTGTGTATGTCAGCAGGATAACGGCTACGGCTACCGGCCTTTGAATACCTCGCACATCCGCCACCCACTGCGATGTGTTTACCACAGCGTCCAGCGCACTCAGCGCCTCCAGCTTACGGATCTCAAGCTCTCCGAGTTTGGCAGCATCCTCCACCGTGGCTGGCTTCGGCCCACCATCCCGTCCCAACGCCTTACTGATAAGTGCCGATGCGCCTTTCTGGATAACAGGAATAAAGGCGGTCAAAATAGTTACTGGGTCCATAATCAATACTCTCCTGTCTTCATTCTGTTGGCTAATGTCTGTGCTCTGGACTTCACTTGAGACGCCCAGAGACTGTCAAGCATGTGAACACTGGCAGCCTCGTAGTCTCCGGCCTTGATGCTGGCCCACATATTGCGGAACTTCATCAGTCCGCCAACCCCCAAGTTGTACGCCATTTCAATCAGTACGTCCTTTCGTACTT